GTCGGCTTGCACATTAGCTTGCTGTCCATGGTATGAAGTTACTAGTTCCGCGGCCTTAGCTATTTCCACACAGGGTTCCCCCCCGCGCACCTCTTTCACAACATCGTCGCAACAGAGACCTCTGTACATTGATCTGCCTGAATGCAGCATCTTTTACTATTAACCGTAGATTTATAAGTCAAATCTATTTGTTCACTTCGCCAATTATTTTAAGGTAGGCAACTCCCCCATCCAGATTCCACGCCGGAACGCACTATTATAACATTTTCAGCTCGTCAATTTGTTTCAAGTTTTTATTCTTGTATTTCTTTTCTAAGGTTTTAATCCTCGTATATTTCATTCGAATCGTGGGTAGCGTTATAAAGCGCATTTCTTCGAAACCCCCACCACAAATGTGGATTTAAATTGCGGTAATAAGAATTTGGCCAAGTACACCAACAGTGTTACTGCCAAAAGTAGCAGTAGCAATTAGAGTCAATTGATCAGTGCCATTGCACGTGACAAACTCAGTTGATGCTAAAGTCGTCTCAACAACACTCGTCGAGGCGACTTGCAATTGGTTATTAAGACCAACGCTAGTACCATTTTTCTGCAATTCAGAATTTAACACAGTCCAGGTAGCTCCATTGTACAAGACCTCCCAAGCCACCAGATAATTACCAGGTGGTGGTGTTATTGTTCCTGTCGTCGCGTTAAAAACTGTGCCTGTCCCATTAGCAAGAATTGCAGCTGCTGGCCATAAAATGGTCCCAGTAACTGTTGTAGTCAAGGACAAATTGGTGCTTTGTACTGCATAAGAGACAGAATTGTTGACTGGAGCTGTTGTAGTACTTTCCAGGATCGGAATACTAAATTCAACAGCGTAGGAAATGTGCAACTCACCTAATTTAGTGGTGTTATCACTCGTACCAGAAGTGGAAACCCAAATATTTCCACAATCAAAAGTTTTGATATCTGAAGCTCCAGGTAGTCCACCAGGACGTACGTAGAGCGGCAATCCAGTAGGATGCAAAACATTTCCGGGAATAATCATCCGAAAATTCTCACAAGGCATTCCATGCATAAGCAAGGTTTTATCAGTATCAAGAACTTGAGTCTTGGTTGCAGGTGGTTGATCAGACGCATCTAAATCAACATTAACCATAACTTTTCCAATGGTACCAGCTGTAGCGAATTCTGAAACTTCGCGAGCGTATTCAAGTTTAATCCACTTGAATTTATAACGCTCCCATTGCTTTGCTTGCAATGACAACCATGGAAAAGTCGTCCCTTGTCCAGGGTTCAGAGGGAAGGGAATACCACCATTCACAACTCCAAAATTTGTTCCATTTCCAACAACATCGTAGATAAACTCGTGTTCTTCAACAACACAATGTCTACGGTTCAAACCTCCAAGAGCACCTTTCAACATGCCCCCGGGTCCAGCGTTCCTATTTAAGGAACGCGCTGGGCGTCGATTTCCTCGACGTCTTACCTGTTTAGTAGCTTGCACCTTCCTTGGTGCACCAGCTCGCCTATTCCTGCGAGTTCTGGATTTTCCCTGTTTCTTTCCGGGTTTCTGGCTCCCCGTTCCTTTCGGCCTAGCGCTGTTCATTACGCTTTTATCTGGCTGGCTCAACTTTATAGTTCTTCCAGATATAGGTTTCGATAAAGGAACTCCTTGTGGCAGCAGAGTATCGCGGCCCAGGAAAAGTTTCAGGTATTGATCATCAGTTTTAATCTGACATTTTGCGAGGATCCATCTAGGATCATCTTTCATTGTGGAATCATATTTACCGATTAACCAATCAATTACATCGTAACAAAAATGTCGGAACGGAATATCAGTCCATCCAATGCTTAACAACGCAGCGGTTCTTTCTAAAGTAACGGCTGGTGTGAGATGTTCTCTCTTCGCATACAATAAGGATGTCATAAGTTTCGTTCTATCATAAACTGGTACTGCTTGTCCTTCAACAAAAACAGTATGAGCAGACAAAAAGTCCAACTCCGCGGCTCGGCGTGGTTCCATAGAATCAGTAGTAGTTGTAATTCCAATTATCTTCCATTCATTTATTATCGAATGGGCGTTAAAGAATTCATGTGCTACATCAGACACAGTCCAAGTGTTGTCATCACCGACAAGCGCCTTAGCTGTGTGTGCCTCGAAAGATCCATAACTCTGGAACTCTGGAGGCGCTGTTCTAATCCAG